ATTAACTTCGTCAGCAAAAGGATTGGTTCTGATAGATCCAAGATCGTCTATTGTCTTATCTAACAAACGTACTGTTTCTTTTGTCTTTATAAACCTACCTTCCCTATCTCCCCTGGCTATAGTCTCCCTAATTTTACCTACTAAAGGTTTTATGACTCTATTTTTTATATTACTAATACTCCTCCTATTGAACTTATGTGGAGTAAGTAGTAACTCGTCAGCAAGTTTATCAGACTCAGTCAACGCTGAAACCTGATTTCCTTTATTAACTTTAGTATTAGGTAGTAGTGTTTGTACTCTAGACCTAGCTACGTCTTTTAAAACCTCAGCACCTTTACCTATAACCTTACCTCCAAGGTTTATAGGATCAATATATTGAGCACCTTTACCTACACCTTGTACTACTTTACCAGCAGTACTAGCTTCTACTAGTTCATTACCTACCCTAACTAGTCCTACTTTACCTAATACACTTGCACCTCCAGATATCACCGATGATAAGTCTGTTAAGAACTCAGCAGGTGTATTAGCCATAGTTAACTTTAAGTTATCTATACCACCATACCTCTCTATGAAGAAGTTACCTATAGCTTTAGCACCATCCTCAGATACTGTACCAAGGAACGGTATCTTTAAACCTTCTTGATCTCCAGGTACTAGGCGAGCGAACGCACCGAGTATTGCATTCTGTAATCCCTCAGCAGTTCCACCTAAGTCCATAAATGTTTTAAAGATATCCGTACCTACTTTGATAGTATTAGGCACTAAGTTCTTTAACGCTCTAAGAGGTATCTCCTTCCATTCTGGAATAAGACTCATTTCTAACTTATTGCGTATCATTTGCTTCGTCCCGATATCTGCTGTATCGAAATCAGGATTTAACCTACCTAGTACAATATCCTTAACACTACTATCTTCTTCCTCAACCCATCTTCTAAGTGCATCTTGATCATCTAGTAGATCATTTATCGTTTCTATCTCAACCTTCTCAGAGACTATGTTCTCCGGTAACGGTTCTTCTTTAAACTGAGGATTAGTTTCACCACTCCCTGTGTTAACAATATCCTGCTCAGGAAACCTTTGAGGAAACTCAGGTAACGGTGCTTCTTCTACCGCTACAGGTTGCTTGATCTGGTCTTCTAGATTAGGTATACTTGGAACATCAGCCTGACTTGGTCCGAAGTTTTCATTGATCTCAAGTTGAGGCGAACCAGTGTCTACTGGTTGTGTATCTGCCATTTAATTCCCCTTTATGATGTCTTCTGCTTTCTGTTCTTGTGTACGAGTACTACCACTCTTACCCTTATCAGGAGTCCATTGTCCAATCGTTGGATGTAGATTAGTTTCAACTGTAAGTCTCTTCGCTAGTAATGCTCTTTCTCTTTCTACCGCAGTTGTTTTTATACCAAACTCAGTGAATTTCTCACTAAGGTCTTTACCAGTACCATATAGATTAGAAATAGTTTGCAATGCAGCAGCATTAGATGCTAATGACCTACCTGTATCACCTGCAGCACTTACATAGAAATTAAGCTCCCTGTTACTGTCAAGCATCTTTGAACCCATACCCATAGACTCCTTAATACAAAGCAACATACTAGGTAGCAGTATCTGGACTTGATCTCTTAGGTCTAATCGGTTCTTACCTTCGGGGTTAACAAGCGGAGCATGTCTTGCTATAAACTGACCTAGACCAGATGCTTCGGCTGCGATCTGTGCGTTATCAAGACCACCTCTATCTTTGTTAATTAAACCACCTGCACGTTCAAGTTCTCTAAACAATGCACCCATCTCATCAACCAAACCATCTATACTCTTTCTACCTGCTTGCCTCTTGGCATTTTCTGTAGTCTTACCTTCTTGTATTTTGAGAGTTTTAACCAAGTCTTGGTTTATTTTGATAGTTGCATTATTTACCTTCTGTTGGGCTATTGATTCAGTAGTAGGTATAGTTGCTAGTTGCTGATTCTTAGCTGCTAATCCTTGGTTTATGCTTTCAAGGTCTGATATCTTGCTTAACGTTCCACCACCACTATTAAAGTCACCAGCCATTGGACTATCTACTAACTTTTGTGTAGCAACAGGTTCATTAGCCCCACCAGTAACCTGATTACTACCTGTCATGATCTTAGCGATAACTTTGGCATCCTGTGTGGATGCTCTAGCTGCATCAGCTTCAGCATTAAACTTATTAGCTTTAGCTATATCCAATGGAGTAGGAACTCCAATCTGACCCAACTTAGCGATATTAAGATCAGTTGATGCATTAGACTCTGCAATCTTAGCTGCATCGACAGGTGTATTTTGTGCTGCTAGTTCTTGCTGTAACTTAGTATCATGCATTGATAAGTTCTTGTTTATAGACTCTCTGTTCCTTTGTGCTTGTTGGTACTGTTTCATTAACTTAGGGTCAGCAATACCATTTGATATAGAAGCCATTACCTCATTATTCAACCTGCTGAGTTCTTCCGGAGAAACACCAACTAAGTCTTTAGTACCATTAGCCTTGATCATCATCTGCTCTACTGCGTTTTGTTCCAAAGCGTCATTCTGTGTGTTTCTACGCTCAATACCTAATTTCTGTTTTTGTAACAACTGTATTCTTTCAGCAGGAGTATCCAGTAATGTTGCGTATGCTTCTTTCCTGTCCTTATTACTTATCTGATTAACACCTTTATCGTTCTTCTGTAATATACCAAGTGCTTGAGCTCTCTCTGTTAACCATTCCCTAGACTCATCCTCTACACCTTCTGGTAATGCACTATCAAAGTCACTGAGAGTATTGTCAAATCTAATCTGATCTAGCTTTGCTGTATTAAGTGCTCCTTGTGTCTCTCTAAAATCAGCGGCAGAACTCATATACATACCTCTAGCGAACTTTGGTGATACAGCACTCAGTGCATCTTTAAAGTCAAAACCACCTGCGTTTGCACCACCAACACCCATTGCTGATTTCCCCAAACCAACTGCACCAGAAAATCCTTTACTCAATAAGCTTTGTCCTGCACCTGATGTAGCAGAACTAACACCTGCACTTGTTGCACCTGCACCTATTGAATCAAGACCACCACCACCTACAAAAGCCTTACCTAAAGTCTGAGTTATTTTACCAAGCTTGTAACCTGTATCTTTGCCAAGAATTCCCATCTACATATCCTCCTTAATTTTAAGTAATTCAACCGATACCTCATTATTATAAGACATCGTTCCTATTATACGAAACCCTGCACTTAATACTATTTTGATTTCATCGTTATCTTGGTTATCGATACGTGATCTAACTATCGGATAGTCTAGCATCACAGCATCTATTATTTCCTTAAAAGCTCTCACAGCTTTAGTACCTCTAAACTCAGGTCGTAGAGTAGACTTGGTAATGTCAAACACACCACCAGATCGCTTTATACCAACGACACATCCTGCATACTTATTGTTTATATAACCACAATAAGAGACACCAGTAAAGTCTTGGGGAACTAATTCCACGCTATATGTGTCATTCTTAGCTTCCAAACAACCCACTAAAGAACCCTCCTTTGTCTTCTTCAGCATCATGCCTAGCAGCAGCAGCTTCGTTCTTTTGTAGCTGTAATCGATCTGCAGCGATTTTTTCATTAGATGCTATCTGAGCCCTGTTGGTTCGGTTTGCGAGCTCTGACGCTCTCCTGCTTTCCTCTAATCGTGCTTGTGTATCAGAAAGTGCAGTTTCTCTCAGTCTGTCCTGTTCTAGTGTTCCCTCAGTTATAGCTTGTACGGTTCCAGGACCTAGAGCCGTCTTTGATCTAAACTGTCCTGATTTAAGCTGTCTAGCAAGTGCCTTTGCTATAAACGGTCTGTTTCTTTTTAAAGCCATAATACTATTCTCCTTTTAGTCTGTTATATTTCTTTCGCTATTACCACCAAGTTTATAGAAACCACCAATATACAATGGCTCAAACCCTACCGTCTCATCATCAGTACTCATAGTAAACTTCAATTTATGTGTCATATGCTTTGGTGAATTAATCCTCTTGAAAGGAAACGCTAATCTTTGTCCTGTTTTTATAGTACTAAGAGTATAAAAAGCAGTACCTGCTACGTTATCATTCGTTGCAGCAGTCTTCGTATCACCATAATGATAAACAAGAATACTGTTACTGGTTGTGGTTTTAGATACCACCGCCATCCTAATAGAATCTAGTCTTGTTAGTATGTTAATACTAGCAGCAGGTAACACATCACCAAATGCCATCTCATAGCCAATAGCGTTACCATCAAAATCAGTTCCATTGTTTAGCCTCTGTAAGTATCCACCATTCTCAAATCCATATGTATAGATGTTGCCAGTAGTATCAACAACACTTACACCACCTTGTAACGCTTTACCTGTACCTCTATCATACTCAAACCATGTTTGTCTCTTGATATCAAGTACCCATTCCTCGTTAAGAGTAGTACTACTTCCTGATGCAAAACACCAATGGTAATAATGCTCTCCGTTCTCAACTTCAAAGAACCCTGTACTAAGGTGAGCCTTAGACAAGTTAATAGCATTAGAGTTTCTTTGGTCAAAGAAGTTAGATATATCATCGGACACAGGATGTATAGCACTATTGTCAAACATATATATACCGGAACTACCTTGCCATATAGCAATCTGTTTTCTCTGTAATGGTGAGAACTCTAAGCCTAAAGTACTCTGTTGTAATGTATGAGGAGCATTACATCCAATATTGTCTGTTAAGTTAACAATAGACCAATCTTCTGGATTGTCACCCTCAATAACATGTGATGAGTTTTCTTTAAGCACAAGGATATGACTTTTAACCCTCGCAGATGTTCTTTCAAATATTTCAACTGCTGCTACTGTTTCACTTTTATCCCCAAATGATAATGGGTCGCCTACACCTACACCATTGAAAGTGTTCAACTCGTTTAGGTTAGAAACAATAGCTAGGTTCTTGTTTTCTGCTTGATCACTAAACAACCATAATCTATTCTGTGCATATAAAGGAAACCTAAAGTTACTTATCCTTCTTTGCACAGGTATACCTGCTATATAATAACACAGGGCATCGTCAGAGAACTGATCATTCCATTCTAGTTTATAATGATAAGCAGGTATTTCTTCTGCTAACTCTCTCTTGAACTCAGTGTTTTCAGCAACAGCATTCCATGTTATGAACCCTGATACACCGAATGATGAGTTGTCACTAATAGTACCATCTTGTATATCGCCAACACTAACCCAAGCAGTTCCGTTCCAGTAATTAATAGTAAGGACGGCATTAACATCTCTACCATTCGCCATGTCGACTGTAGTCAGTGTCATACTAGCAGATGTTCCAGAAACAGTGAAACCGTTAGAGCCACTACCCCTTGTCTCAGCCGTTATTGTTATATTCTGATTTATATCAGTTTCAGCAGTATAGTTTGGTGTTGATGTGTGGTTATTAATATTATCAACAATTCGTTGTGCAAAACTAGGTTCGTCTGTAGACGCTGCTGTTACAGTACCTGACATTATTTCAACATTATTAACCTTAATGCTTGATACATTATCATTTATTTCAACATTATCACCTATAACAACACTACCTGTTGCAGGTACATCAATGTTACCATGACCAGGAATCATCTTAACCCTAAGACCTTGCTGTCTTTCAGAGAAACCAACCTGTAGGAACTCAGACGATGCAGTCAAATTATCCATTGCCATATACGTAGCTGTGTTACCCTGTGTTATTTCGTTAAATATAAACTCATCTTTAAGGACGTTGATCGTATTATCTTTGTTTATATTGTCTTCAAATAACTGAATAGAGTTAGCAGTCCTAAAATCACCGTCCCAGAAATCCTGTAATGCTTGGAATGGTTCACTGATTGTAACATGTGATATAGCTGTTGCAACGTCTGTATTCGTAATCTCTATCTTAAACCAGAACCCAAACACACCATCAATAACACTAGGCTTTGCAATATTAGCTGTGGAATCAAATGTAACCGTACCATCTTGTGCTAATGGTATACCTCCACTAGCTGTATTATCAGTAAGGTTAGTAACCGCAGTCCATTCTCCTACTGATGACCAATAAAACACAGCCATCGTTCCAGTAGTTGTGTTAGCATTAGAAACAGAAAACTTAAACCCATCAACAGGTAACGTATTTCCTATTCTCATATTTACATTAGCTGTAGCAGATGTATAAGCAGATGCAGGTAAATCGAAGTTACTGGTTGATAAAGCACTGTCTGTCAGCCTCAATTCGTCCATACTACCGTTGAACGACTTAGTAGTACTAGTACCATCATGTGTAGCACCTATATATACCAATGAATCATAACTACCATTACCTTCTGTCCTACTGGAATCAGTTAAGAAAGCTTTCTGTACACCACCTACGAATATGTAATAATCATTCGAGTTCTCAACAACTCTTATATGAGTAAATGTTGAACTACTGGTAGTTATAGTACTATCAGGTGTTGATAAGTCAACTACAGTTGTGTTAGCACCACTAGCCATATTAACATCAGTACTAGCTATTGTTGTTGTATTACTAACGACAGCATATGTGTTAACATGATCACCTTTATCATCGGATGTTATTGTTATAACAGAGCTTGCTGCAGAAGCTGTGTAGTTAGGACTAGACGTATGTGCTGTAATATTAGCAGCTATATTAGTAGCAGTTGTATCAAGGTCTGTATCAAAAGCCTCTACACCTGATGTCACAGTTACTCCATTAACAGTTACACTATCTACAGAACCAGTAGCACCTGAGTCCAGTGTTACAGTCCCAGTTGCAGCAGTTGTTCCTTCTTGTATCTTTAGCTTAACAGCACCATTAGTGTCTATGTATATCCACATATAGTCGCCAGTTCTACCAGTGATCGCTTGTGAGTACAAACCAACATCAGCAGATAAACTTGCAACTCTAATACGACCTTCAAATGTCATAAGACCACCTGAGAAGTCAAAGTCAGCATTATCTGGAATTGTAGCCCAATCAGATGTTCCATCCATAAGTAATGCAGCAGTACCAAAGTGTTTGGCCGCAGTATCTATCTGAGTATTACCTACAGCAGTTACAGTATGAGGTGTTGTTGGTGAATCATCAGTAATTGTGGTTGACTCGTCACTACCATTACAATGTAGCAATAACTTTGTTTCACTACCAATACCCTGTACCTGTTTCAGTGTTGCAACGTTAGCCGTATCTGTTAAGGTGTTCTGTACCTCAACGGTGTAGTCATATAAGAAAGTACCATTAGGGTCAAATATAGTAAAGTTAGATACCCTAGTCTCATCACCTCCCCATACCATTGTTTCACCAGAGTTACAATACGCAATATGTTCGTCAGGTGCTCCACTCCATCTACCAGTATTAGAACCAGCCGCATCAGTGTGTAGTGCTGTACTAGAGAAGTCACCTGCACTTGGTATTGCTGTTGTGTTTTGAAACACCTTAGATTCAGTTCCACCGCTATTGTCAGCTTGAACCAACACATGTGTCTCAGCAGGTTGTACTTTCTTGAAATGATAAGCACTTCTTATGAGAGGATGTGAAGTAAGTGCAGTTGAGTTAATCTTCGTCATTCCATTAGTAACACCAGTAACACCATTGTCGGTATACTTAATGTTCTTAAGTGAAGAGAAATTATCACTCTGGATTGTCTGTTGATCTTCCGACACAAATTCTATCTTCGCAGAATCAACTGACTGAATACACCTACCTGTTAGGTTATTTTGCCAAGGTACTAAAGGATTATCTTTTGCTTTCGCCATTAACTATTCCTCTGTCTTCGTTTGAAGTTTACTTCAACCCTTCTTCTGTTGAGTGTTTTATTAGAACTCTGTGTTGCTTCTTTAACTGCTAAGTCTGCTTGTCCAAACCAAACATTACCTTCGTTAGGTTGTGATTCCCTGTACTTATAAAATCCTGCAGCATAGAACAATAAGGCATTCTTGAAATGATTAGGAAACATAAACATGTCATAATCACTATACACTGGCTTAGGTCTTTTAATATACGGTACAGTTATCGTATGTCCTGTTGTTGACGGAGGAGGGTTGAGAACTATCTTATACCTCGCTTGAGGCTGTATAACATAAGCATCGGTTGATGTCCAATCATTAGCAGTACCACCAAACAAAGCTGTTACAAGAACTGTAGACGATGTCTTTGACAGCACAACACCAAGTGAACCATCACTAGTATTATGTATTGTGTCTCCAGGTGACACATCAGAGAAGTCTGCTGCTGTATCATTCAGCGTTGTCTTACCTGCAACCTTAGCGACAGTTGACGTAGCTGTTCCTGTTACCTGACTGTCTTCTGTCTGGTCAAACATCACAGAGAACCCACTAGGTATTGATTGAGATGTAACTGTCTCGTTAGATTGGTTACGGAAACGTACATCGTCATCTATCTCTGTTAGGTTATACATAGTAGTACCATCACTATACTTAGTTAAGTACTTACCAAGAGTTTCCTCTCTGTACAATGTTATAAACTCAGCGTCAAGTGTATAATCAGATTGGTCAGCGACAGTTGTTATCGATTGATCTGCTGTAATGTGTCTTAGTTTTCTGTTAAGCTTCGCAGCACCATCGTTCAGCAGATCGAACGTTGTGAATGCATCAAGCTGATTAGAACCATCTTCTTCGTTTAGAAGGTTCCTCAATGCATAAGATAGTCTCTTTCCATCCATGTATTATTCCGTTTCTGCCAATTTTAATTCATCGGCTTTAGCTTTTTCTTTGTTATGCTTCTGTATATGAGCACCTTTCTGATTCAACCTACCAATAAACCCACAACCTGCTTCTGGACATATATAAGTCTTGTCAACCTTTGTTTTACGTTCTTCCTGCTTAGGTTGTTCTGGGATAATCTGGTTTACTTCTTCATGGTTCTCTATATCTATTATCTGTGATTTTAGTTTATTTATCTTCTCTTTGATTTGTTCACTTGTAAGGTTTTCACCTTCTTGCTTCTTTTCATAATCTCTCATATTGTTAGGGTCAGGAGCATTGTCTTCTCCGAATATCTCACGATGTCTTTTTGAGAAAGCTTCGTTAACAAACCCTACCATAGGCTTACTTCTACCTGAGTGATTTTCTGGTCTAATAGATTCTCTACTAGCATCATCCCTACCAAAGTATTCACATAAGATTTTCCTAGCCTTATCAGCTTGGTTTCTAGAAACCTTACCATTGACAATACTCTTAATATTACATATCCTTGCTACTTCTGGATGCATAGATATACAAGGCTTATCATTAAGGTCAGCTTCTTGCTGAGGTCTAGCTATAGAACCCTTACCCTTTAACTGATCATATCTAGAATATAATGTTTCTGATACTCTGTCGTTAAGGTTTAGTAGTTCACCATGTAGGAAAGCTTCCTCTGTGACATTGTAGTTAGGCTTTGATCTAACTATAGCATCAAATCTTCCTTGTAATGTATGTAAATGTTCCTTAGCTTCAAATACATCCTCGGAAGGAACGTGACCGGAAGACAAGTCTCTTGATAGTTCAGTTATCTCTTCGTCTAACTGATTGATCTGTGAGTTCATCTTCCATGCAGGATACTCACTTTGTATATTACCGTCTTCTTCTTGTCCTTTTCTGTCGGGTGTTCCGAACATGCTTTGCATCGGTTTCTTTTGTTCTGCCATTAGAATTTTCTCCTTAAGGTTTAGTTGCGGAGTAAGCACCATTGCCTACTCCGCTTAATAATTATACTTACGCAATAGCTGGTTCTATTACACCACTCAAGTCAGATGTACTCAACTCGTAGTAGTTCTCAAGTGAACCCATATCACCACAAACAATACCGTCTGTAGCATGTCCACCTGCACACCTATTGTCATTCATAATACCTGTTGCTGTTGCAGCAACACTAATACACGCATCTGCATCTGACGCAACATTATAAATTCGGTTATTGGATATAACAGCCCTAGTTATTACACCAGCACCACCAATAGCCATAGTTCCCCAGTCACCTAATAGTATGTTATCTTCGACAACATGACCATCACCAGTACCTGCGAAGTTTACAAAGTGAGTATTTGCAGCATCTAATACATTAGCATAACAACCTTTAATAGTCATACTGTTTGAAGTTGTTGTTGCACCATCCTGTACCCATATCTTAGCATTTAGATTAGTACCTGCTGATGTGAACCTACAATTTACAAGACTGAAACCTGTAGAGTTAACATCTATAGCAGCAGCTACGTCTGCAAAGTTAGATATAAAGTGTATGTTCTCAATAGTGATATTTGCAGCATCAATATCAAGATCAGCAGTTGTAGCAGTATCGAATGTAATAGTTGGTGTTGATGTACCTTTACCAATACCTATTACAGTTATACCAGCCTTACTTAAAGCAATCCCTGCTGCTGCTGAAATTGTCTCAGCATGTCCAGGAGCACAAACAATGTAATCACCGTTATTAGCAGTACACTGTGCTTGTGCTGAGGCTATTGTTGTACATGGATTTCTCTTTGTACCTGCATTTGAATCTGCACTACCTCCACCATTTGAATCCACGAAGAACACATTACCATAAACTGATGTGCCTCCAACATCTTGGAATCCAGGTGTATTCTGACTCCCTTGTCCGTAAGGGAAACGTCCTCTTCCCATAATTAAATCTCCTTGTTAATTGTGGATATGTCTTGCCGTTAAGCATCAGTCTCCACTTGCTCTGAAATAAAACTAGGAGCAGGGTAGTGCTCCCCACCCCTAGCTAAAAACCATAGCTTATGCTACGTTGTTGTGATACCCAAATCTCCAATCCTTGAACAGGTATCCGAATCTACCATGAATACTATGTACACTTGACAGAGTATCTTTGTCGATGTGTGCCATATACTGTGGCTCAATTCTATCAAACCAAAGCAAATCTTTCTTGGTTTGATTAACCCTGATCAAAGTCCAATCAGTCGTTGAGCTATCATCGAGTAATACCCAAGGTATACTAGAGTACTGTCCTTTGTGTACGTTTATAGTACCCTCGTCAGTATAAAGACCTCTATCTGTACCTATGATCTCGTCAACAGTATCAGACAACGTAATTGGTGCTACGATAGCAAGAGAGTCCCTAGTATTAATTAGGTTACCCATACTATCTCTCAGTCTCATAAGACTGATTCTAGCAGCAGCTAATGAAGTAGGGTCTAGTGCTGATGTACCAGTGTTACTAAAACCACTTGCAGTACTTACACTAGGAACCTTTGTCAGATGAGCAGAGTTTGCCCAAGACAATCCTTCTTCGCTTTCTTGAAAATCAAATGCAGCAGATGTAGCGTTACTGAATATATTAACACCCATCTTTTCCTTCTTCCTGTCATACGAGTTACGTAAGTCTCTCGCCTGTTGCATTAAAACCGGATACTGCTTATCCTCAATAAGAGCAGGATCAATTTCTAACCTGTTCGCAAACCTCTGGAATATAACTTTTGAGGTATACCCAGGATATTGTTTCTTGGTTACAAACTTACCACCCCAAGGTGCAGCATCTCTAACACCAGAAATCTGGAAGTACTCTTCAAAAGCACGATCAGATGAACCCTTACCAAATATCTTTGGAATCATGGAATCAATATCCGCATACTTTGCTTCTTCTTCTACCACCTCACGCATTTTCGCTTCAAGTAGCAAATTAAATTCTTCTGACTGTATAGTCATTTTACTCTCCTATATTAAATCATCTTTATGTTAAGGTATCAAAGTGCCTTGAAGCAAAGAATCCGATTACATGCTCTTCCCCAGCATTTTGAAGGTTCAACTCTATGACGTTGAAGTGCCAGTTGTTACTTGCTCCAGTTGCAGAGATATCAAAATACAATGCCTCTGCATCTGTTACTACTGAACAGTTACCGAAAGTACGCAACGGTACTCTTACACATGTATCACCAACAGTAGTACCACCACTAAATGCTTGGTCGTTTGTTGGAGTTGTTGTGCTAGTATCGTCTGTAACTCTCATTTGTCCTGCACTAGCTCCAGTTCTCCAGTACAGAGAAGCTTCGTTAGCGACAGGTGTAAAGTCACACGCACCTGTTATAGTACCGGAAATACCAGTAGCATCAGCTACAGTGTTGGTAAGCACAGTTGGTGCTGTTCCAAAAGCTCCATTATACAACGGAACAGATACCTTTGTCCAAGGTGTGATTAATGCAATCTTTACATGCACTGATTTATCACCATGAATCCAAGGACCTTTGTCTGAACTAAAACTAACTTCTCTTGCATTCTGAGCACTAGCAGTACTTACCCCTTCGACATAACTACCATTAGCAGTTGTGTCGTTCTGGAATAATGGTACTCTTGTATCGACTGCTTCTATAATACCGCATATGTTTGTTGTGGCATCAGGGTCTCCACCTGCTGCACCTGCGTTAACTACTCCGTCATACGCACCTTGTTCCCAACCAACCAACATACCAACACGATAAGTATCTACAGCATCTACAGGAGCCCATACTCTCTGGACAGCTAATGACCCTGTATCGACTACTTCCATAATAAAATCCTCCTATGTTTATTTAATTTAAAATATTAATAGTCACCTTTCCAATTAAGGTTCCCATCATTCGGACATCCTCTGGTATCCACAATCTTATAATTATGAACCACCTCTTGAGTGTCTCCGTTGCTGTCTGCTAAAGCCACAGCCAATGTACCTAGACTTAGAATTGGAGTAGTGTATTCAAAATTAATAATTACACCTGCATTCAATCCAGCCCCACCTAATGCTCGGATAGGGTAGTCTAGGTACGATGTATGTACTTTAGAAGCACCATCGTCTAACTCGTCCGTTACATCATTACAATGCATACCACAAGACCAGCATATATACCAATCACCGTCATCGCCACCATCACCCTTTATAGGGATTGTCCTACTACGACTTCTGGTACGACCTCGACTTGGTCTTCCGAGTCTCCTTGGTTCCATTGCTACTCCTTTCAAATAAAACCCTTGATTCCTTTGCAGGAACATGTGGTAAAGGGTTTCCATTTTCCATTTTAAATTCAAATGAACCCCAATACTTATCTACCATTGCGTTTGCTACCATACCTACTATCATAGCAAGCTTTTCGTATTGGTCATTTGATAATTCATCCGTTATATAAATTACTCTCATTTCTTAAGAGCTCCGGTAACAAAGTCTGCGTCACCACCCATCTCAGCAAGAAAAGCTTTAGCGTCATCTGGTAGATCAGGCATACTTTTCGCTGTAGTATTAGTAGGTGTACTTAGCTCTTTATTTCCAGGAACAACAGGCTTACTGACAGTAGTTGTATCATTAAAAGGTACAGTCTTTCCTGCTGCTAACATTTTCTTGTAATGAGAAGCTTCTGCTTCTTTCCATCCAAGTTTACCATCCAGTACCGCATCACCTGTTGACTGTGGCATAGCTCCTGCTGCAACTAAAGTATCATGTTCCTTACATATAGCTGCAAACGTTTCTTGGTTTTTAATACTAAGAGAACTCTGACTTAAACTCTCTGTGTAATCATCTCTGAACTTAATAGTTGCATCATCTCTGTCTTTTTCAAACTTCTTAAACCTTATAGATTCACCCTTCTTATATTCATCCAAGTCAGCCCTAGTAATACTTTCGTACTGACTATCATCATCGTCATCAGTAGCCTGACCTGATAACTGTTCTGTTAATTCATCTACTTGTCTTGTTAAATTATTCAACTGCTCAGAGGTGTTTTTACGATCACCGTCATATCTATTTATACGCTCATCCCTATCAAGTAACTGCGATCTTAAATCTGCTACTTCATTGCTAAGAGCTTGTTTTTCATCTACTATAGGTTCTTCAACTACTGGTTCTTCAACTACAGGCTTATCTCCGATTGATTCGGTCATATTACTTCTCCTTATAAATTATTTTCCTAATTCTTTCTATGTTATTTTTATAATCTGATCTACGCTTTGCCCAAAGCTTTAAGATAACTCTATAGATATTAAGCTCATATACTTCCTCTATAGTTATATTACCATTATAGACCTTCTTATATCCCGACTGTACACCTCGTTTTATACAATCTTCAACAGCATCACCCATAACAGTTTTATATGCAGTATAGAATGAGCTACCAATCTCGATTGCTCGCCTTTCCTTTCTAAACTTCTCACCATTACACTTTTTAAATAACCTATACCATTCTTCTTTCTTAAAGAAATCTTTACCGTCTTCTAATTTAACCTCCTTATTCAGTCTAACAATAGAGCATAAGTTACTAAGAACCTTCTTGCATATACGTATATCTGTGTTTTGTTTTCCTAGATCAAATATATCATTAACTTTATCTGGTACTAACTCTATGTTTTTTGATAGAAGGTAAAACGCATCATAGCAAAGCTCCCTACCAACCTCATGCTTAATAGCTCTGCTATAGTCAGCATTGACTGCAAAGAGCTGTAACATTGATTCTGGTATCCCATTAATAAACCGTTCCCTAAATTGTCTCAGTGAAACTTCGTTTAATTCTATTGTACACCTCCTATAGGTTGAGCTTGTTGTGTTGGCTGTGGAACACCTGTCTGATTAGCAGGTGATTCCGTTGGAGAGGTTAGCCCTGGTTGAGCACCACCGCCTCCACCACCTTTTGGTTCGTTTAACGGTGATTGTTCATCAAACAACTCACCTGTCATCTCTTCTTCCTCTTTACCCATTAACTTAAATATCTTCTTAAGTATACCATTAGCTACAGCAGGAGCCTGTGCATTCTGAGAGTTCATCACATAACCAAGAGCAGTATTAAGTCTATCAATCTTAGCACCTGATGTTGAATCTGTTTCAATCGATTCAGATATAGGTTTGTAATGATAATCAAGATCAGAATTAAAAGCTAATGCAACCTCTTCACCTAACATCTCTACTGCTGTCTCAGCTAACATAAACTGTGATGACATCATCATTATCATCCAGTACAAGTTACCCATCATAGTGTGTTCAAACACTAGGTTCTTATACTGACTACGCACGTTAACCTGTTTCTCAGCCCTTGCAACAGTAGTTGCAGCAGCAGAAGACAGTACTGGAACACCTGAGTCTCTTGCATTGGTTTCGTTAAACTTTGCTGTAAGCATATCTAACTGATTTAATGCAGGTACTGTGTTACTTGCAAAATCAACGACCTCTGTTCCAGCAGGCCATATTTCCATTGGTGCAATACGTAGAGGCATTTCGTCTTCATCAAAACCTTCTGGTTGTTTGATGATCTTCAACATACCCATCAATGTATTATCATTGTTTGCGTTGAATGTATCGTTTATAGCTTTCTGCAAACCTCTACTACCAACATCATCACCAAAACCTCTATCATTTGTAGGATGTATGTAGCACAAACCTCTTGCTAAAGGTATGTAACGGTTACCGTAGTTATCCTTATAAGGATTAAGTTCGTGTCTGATTATAACCTTCTCAGTACTCTCACCGTTTAATACCGCTATGTTTTGTACTAAGTGAACAAGTTCAGCGTTTTCAAGAGGTTCACCTCTCGTATCGTACCCATACTTAATAGCAGAAGGATCACCGTTCTCATCTCTTTCAGTAACAACAGCATAGTCCATACCCCATCGTTCTATAACCATAAGGTTCTTAACTGGTGTCTTATCGTTATCACGTTTCGTAGCACCCCTTAGATCGAAGTCAAGCGTCTTCTGCTTGGTTTCAGTTTCACCTGATAGTCTAACCCCCTCAAGTTTATCAAGGTTGATGTACCCAAGTGTATCAGCGTCACGTTTCAAGTCAGACAGTGTTGTGTCATACCTTAGTATTATCCAGTTCTTATTTCTTATGTTATATGAATACTCTCCTGAGTATCGTATGTTACGTGGGTCAATAACATCAAAAGCAAACTGATCACGTATAACTTCAATAAACTCTTCTTCTGTTGTCTCTTCTATAGTTGCAGGTTGTTGGTTAGGGTCTGTTCTTTCATTACCATTAATATCAACTTCTTCTAGTACAGTTACATGAGTAATAGGTACTTTACGTGGTTCCAAATCCTGTTCCCACCAACATCTAATATATGACCTACCACCTATATTCTTAGTTTGTGACAATCTTATATACTTCTGAAAATAATCAAGGTTTGATCTACTAAGAGTTTTGTCTATCAAGTCCTTAGCAGCATTAGCCGCAGCTATATCTGCTTCGTCTTTCGACATAACATTTACACTGACAAATTCCTTCCTAGCAAAGTAAGCATGAGCATCGTCTGCTGTTTGACCCTGTATTGCATTAAGAAACTCAGGTATAGGTATATTACCTTGCCAATCGTAATCACGTTCAGTTCTTACATTATCAAACATATCCAACGCAGCCTCAAAGTCAGCATCATCGTCTATGTTATTTTGCTCACCAGTTACATATTCAGCATAAATCTGATCAACTATGATATCTTCGACAAGCTGTTTACTATCACCTTTTGCCACTCTAATTACCTTCTCTGCCATATCACCCTCTACATTTTAAATAAATTAGTTGTTCGTTTATCAGCGAATCTACGTTTACGCACTTCAATTTTGTCGTCTTCCATGTCTATTCTAGGCTTAAAACGTTTTTCTTTCATTATACCTTCTAGAGCAGTGCAATGATGACTCCATTTCTGAGAAGGTTTACTGTCTTCCATTCTCCATTTATAAAGAGAATTAAGAGTAATTCTACATGTTTCAGATACCCATAATGTGGGTAGTATTTCTTTAAATCCTGTTCTCTTATTTACTACATTATTATTAAAAGGCTTCTTAGCTTCAACTGAGTTTATAAGCCTACGCTTAATATTATCTCTACCTGCCAGGAATCCTTTACGTGTTATATGGTACTTAGTATCGTAAGGTTCCCATTTACCTCCAGTACCAAACCCCTCTTTCTTGAACTTAGAAAAATAACGATTAAGGTCTTGTATTACAGTTGTGCTAGTATTTGGTTGATTGACACCTGCAAGAGGGTCTATCCTATTTAACTTAAACTTATAATCACCGGAAGCTTCAATAATCTTTTCTGCTATAATCTCAGTAGTATTCTTCTTAGGGTCAACATTCAACTCATGCCATATAAAACATTCATCAGAAGGAGACAATGATAGAAATAATATAGGATTAACATTAGATGGATGATAGTCCCATGTTCTAAAGTGAGCCCATCTCATTGGCATTACATCTAACATGCAACACCTATCCTCTCGTTAAACACCTTCTGTAAATCGATACTATGAGTGTCCCATCTAAACTGTGGGAATATCTTTGAGGACAACTGTTGGAATACACAAAACCTTCTCATCATCTGTACTTCTGGGTCTGGATACTCCATCAAGTATTCTATAACATCTTCTGTTGTTAGAATAGGATTATCATCAGACGCTGATTCAACTACAGCTATAGAATAAGGACTATTAGTATGTTCAATACGAGCCTTATCCTCTCCTTTAATTTTCTTATAATATTCATCTATCATAAACTTTGATCGGTAATAAACTTGAGCCCTATCAAAGATTTGATCATATAATACAGTACTCTTTGTGTCTTCCGTAACAGTGTAGGTGATGATAAAGTCACCCTTTTCGATCATAAGCCTTGGTCTTTGTTCGTCATAAAACCCCTCAGAACCTAACTCATCAGCCCATATACTAACTCTCTGATGTCCTCTAGTGGACTCAACTGGCATCTTATAAGAAACAAACTCGAATACAATGTCTTCACCACCATACGGGTCCCACAATTCAACAGTCTTCTTCCTAGTAGATGGTGTCTTCTTTATAAGAAACGGAGGACACCATTTCATAAGTTCTAGATACTGGATACTCTTTACTTCTTTAGTAGCACCTTTCTCTCCTGCCTTGTCGTGTTCACTCTCTGGTAGTATGTCACCTGCAAATCTTATGATCTTATTACCACGTTTATGTAGCTTTACTTCTTTACGATTAGGTTTAGCACACGTAGGACATAATCCATCCTTATACCGTAGTTCAAAACCATCAAGCCATTGAGCAGGACTAAAGGTATGACCGTTAGCACATTCAAAGTAATTAATATTACGCTCTGGTATAGGATGACTACCCATAATCCTGTGCATATAACCCATTATAGTCATAGCACCTTTACCTCGTTGATTACCGAAGAACAATGCTATTGTTTTCTGTTTTATATTCAAGAACTGCTTAGATTCCCATGTATGAACGTATTGTGATAACGATGCGAAATCGTTAGCTTGTTTCACTGCTTCTTGTGTGAGGATGTTTGTCATCTCTCTCCTTGTTTAATTATCTTTTAAATTTATCAGCAGCTTTCTGTATCTTATGACCAATACCAACAAAGCCAAATCCTGCTGCTACCGTTACAACTACCTTCGCTAATTCGACATAACCTAAACTGGTCAATATCGCACTAACCCCTGCTAATCCTGCTGCTATCCATGTTTTATAACCCTTCATCATCTTTCACTACCTCCTTTTATAAAGTTCTTTGTTCTTCTCCTAAATTTAACCGCTCTGTTTATCCATAAATAAATATTCTTCTTTCATTAACGTTTTAATACCAATGCGTTTCATCACTTCTTTATGTGCATCTTTAAACTCATCGACCATTCTGTCAAGAAAGTCATACAAGCTAGTTACAGATGGCATTTGTTTACCATTGCTATTCTGAATCAGCTTATCACAATCATCCACATATTTCATAACAAAAGCCCTTGCTGTCATAGGGTGTATACCATACTGCTCAAGATACTCCATTGTACCCATATTCATGCAACCATTTTGTATTAAATCCTTGTGGCAGTTACGGAAAGCCATTCTTATATGGTGAGCTATTTCTTCTTTCTCAACATCAACTTCATCCCAATCAGCAGGGATATTGTTTGTTTCCATAATCTCTTTGTATGCTTCTTGATACATACCTATCTCTTTTAATGCTCCTTCAATTGTATTTCTTGATGCAGTTAATTGGCTTTCAGCCTCTTCTATTTTAACAAGAGACATTGCATCACCTTTGTCCTTCCATTTTGCAATATTAACAAGAGCCTTTTTATGTGTGAAGTATGCACTATTCAATGCGTTTCTTTTCGTGTCGATCTGTGCTAGGCATTGTCTTAACCTACGATAAGGAGAATCACACATCATAGTTAATGACATTAACTGGCTTGTTGTTTGAGTGTTCTTTCTCCCTGTTGTCTGTATTGCCCTGTCTATCATAGGCATATCAGACAAAATCGTAGCCAGTTTTTGCGTATTAATTGTAGGCATACCTCCTACCCATACTTCAATATCTTTATATCTATTTACTAAACTGTTATTATGTTTGTCCGTTTGACCCAGCACCGCCACCTCCTTCTTCATGTGTTATCATATCACCAAAATCTGTTGCATTACCTATTGAGGATATAGTAATATATTCAATAGTGTTATCTTCTGTACCAGGACCTCCAGGACTCCAATCAGCATTGCCAACAACACCTCTATCACCATGCCCATTTGACAGACCGCCACCAAGTGAACAACTATTACCTAAATCACCAAAATCAGTTGCATTAGAAGGAGAGTTTATCGTGATGTATTCGATTACATTTGTGTATCCAGAACCTCTATTTCCTCCAAAAAAGCAACCTCTCTCTCTTGTATCATTACTTGCTCCATGTCTAAGTCCTCTTACCGCAGCAACAGTAATATCACCAAAGT